AGAGCCTTGCAGAATATATGTCTTGCTTTCATCCGTGCGTATGCACACGTCACCCGTTTCAGCAACCAAAGCTAACATAGCGCCCTCGGTATTAACAACAAAAGTATCCGTAACCGCAATAGCCGGAATTTGCGAGGGAGTCAGCTTACCCCCGGTTAAGGTTGCAATATCCGAACCCATCATTGAGAGTAAATCAGATAAAGCCTGTGATGCTGTTTCTTTGCTTTCATAAGCATTGCTCTCACTGCCTTTTGCGTTATCCTCACTTTGCTTTGCAACTTGTTCACTCGCTAAGGCTTTAACCGCACTCTGCAGGGCTTCGGCAGCTTTGGCAATAACGGTTTGTGTATTTTGTGCAACTTCTGCTCTGTCAGCTTCAACCTCTGATGCTGTAGCGGTTACGTCCATTTGTATTGCTGTAACCCTCTGCTCCATCTGCTCAAATTCGGATGGCAGAGGAGATGGGAAATAGTCCGTTGCGTTGATGCTATTTTTAACATTCAAGCTATCTATGTTACTGTGCCACTTTTCCCCATCATCATTAAACGCCCGGAGCTGTATATCCAACAGCCCATTTTCAGCAATATGCCCTTGCAACACTTCCCACATTAATATTACTTTGTCAGCCTCTACAGTTTTAACAAGGTCAACAATCTGAGTGCTTCCGGTCATGGTTTTAAGGTCTAACTTAAAATCAAAATCAAACAGCCCTATTTCCGTTATTTCAAACTGCCTTATTTCAATTTTATTATCGCCTACAAAGCCTATATTGACATCAGATGGTGGTATATCTAATATCCTATCTTTTACACTTATCATACCTTTACCCCCTATTTAGCCAAACACATATATCTAAGTGTAATGTATGGCTGTAAATTATTGTGAGCCTGTCCTCCGCCTGAGTTTGATGATTGTATATTTTTCTGATATGCGTCTGCATAAGAGTCTGTAAGACCTACATTGAGATAATTTTCTTGAACTAATGCACTTACATTATGCGTATGCGAAGGCATCTCATCAATTGTAAGTGTATGCTTCTTCTCGCCCCCGATTTCACCAAGCGCATCAAATTCAGATTGCGCCGCATCTAATCCCACTATCACCTTGCCTTTAAGGTTCGGCACATTAAATGTGGTGCTGCCGTCCCCTGCTCCATAGGTTGTTCCCAAAATAGCAAAAAGTGCCGCATAAGTGGTTCGGCTTACAGCCTGTCCCTCAAGCCATATGCAGTTTGCATTTGGCAGGGTGTTACTCATCCAAGGCAGAGGCACACCAAAAGGAAAACTGCTAATGTTTGCAACCTTGGTATCTGTATAACCCTTTGCAGTATTTAAAGCAGCGGTTGCCTTAGCCTGTGCACCATCAGAAGTCTCTTTTGCATTCCATTCGCTTCTTTCGGCGGCAGTAATATGTATAGTTTCTAAACTTGCATGAAAACTTAATGAATTAACATTCGTATTCCACATATCTTTTTCGTCAGAAGTTACATGTTTGAAGGTATCATTTTTATGCGTGTTCATTGCTTCAAGTGTTACGGCAGGAGCTTCCCACCAATTGGCTTTTCCTGTGATAGCCTTAATCCTATTTGCAAGCCACCCCAACACAACATTAACCTTTTCCTTTTGGTTTGTTGTGGGTGGTGCGGTTGATTGCGAAACCTCCGGTGTTAACGCCTCATCAATTACGTCAAAATTCTCACATAAGCTTGGCAAATCAGCATTATCAGCATCTTCCAATTGTTTTAAATTGTAATTAGTTGTATATTTCATTATAACCCTCCTATAAATCTTCGTTTAAAAGCTCATAGCACGTCTTTGCTTTAATTTCTAAAGCAGTAAAACCCTTGACCATAAGGCAGGTGTTATATAAAAACACATAAACCACCGCCAAATGTGCAGGCTTAATGCTTTCCACTGCCTTTTGAAAATCCTCAACATTGGGCGGTCTGCCAATTGTGCTCACAAATTTAATTGTAATACTATAATCGGCATAATTTTCAACCACATCCACAATTCCGTTATCAAAAGAAAGCGCAACGTTTTTTATTTGCTCTTTGGTAGTAGTGCCTACACCACGCAAACGGCTTATAATTCTTGTTCGCCGAATTGCATTGCTTAAGGCTGTATCGACAGATAAACCCACATCATTTTCATGCAGTGTAAGAGTGCCTGTTGCCGAATTAACAAAAAACTGATTGCTTGTATCAGCCTCATTTGTATCGCAAAGGTTAAGCTCAATTTGAAGCGCATCTAATAAAGCATTCATCACAGCAGAATTTTTATAATAGCCCGGCAGTTTAAGCAAGAGTAATCACTCCCATCACAGGCACTTCGTTTTCGTCCACAGCAACGTTTAAAATACCACCATTGATAGTTAGGTCAGTATAGTCCAAAACACCGCTGACGGATAAAATTGCACCGCCTATCTTTGCATATGATATATAATCCTGCTCAAATGCCACTTGCTTTATATAATTTTCAATCGCAATGGAAACCGAAGGAGTAACCGCTTCAACAGAAGATGTGGAAGCCAACACCAAAGTTGCACTAACGTTAATTGCAAGTGGCACAGCGCTTTCAACGGTTATGTCTGCACCAACAGGGCGCTTGCTTTCGATGTATTCGGCAACATCAGAAATAAGCTCCGCACTTGCAGCACATTTTGCGGAATTAATAATAATAACCTTAACAGTGCCGGCACCGTCCCACAAAGGCAGAACCTTAACATCACCAACACCGCTCATTTCCTTTGCCCAATTAACATAATCCTGCTTATTCCCACTTGTTGCAGGAGTGCTGACCTTTTCAAAATATCGCACTCGAAGTTCGTCATCAGTTTCAGCATCATACCCACCGCTTGTGGCAGTTGTATTTGTAACCGCTGTTATTCCGGTCAGAGTAACAGGGAAACTCTTAATGCTGCCAATCGGCACATTGCCAATTGTTCCGGCAGTATCACATAGTATATCCGCATCAACGCTTCCACCCTCACCGATTGTTACTTCTTCAACAATTGAAAACACAACATTGTCAGATGCCACCTTGCTACCAACCAAAATAATGGATCCGCTTATGCCTGATAAAGTAACAATGCCATGCGCAAAGGTTGCCGCCTTTCGTGTAATGCCCTGCTCCGCAACTTTACGGTCTAAATATTCGCCCTTGGCTGTTAGTGCGAATCCCTGTGTCAAAATTTGTTCCAACTTTTCATTAATCGCATCAAGCTCCTCCGCCATGGGCTTGCTGACATCATAAAAAAAAGAGCCTACGCTCTTGTCAAAAACATCGGAAATATTGCTAAGTATCCTATTTAAAACCTCACCCATTATAAAATCACCTCATTCCCAAAAGTAGTGCCATCATTTAAAACAACCTTAAAGGTAACATTAGCACCGGATGTTAACCGCTCAATACTAAAATCTGAAACGCCTGCGATTTGAGGATGTTGCCGAAGTGCATCTTCAATTTCACGCCGAAGCTCACTCTCGGCAAACTCGATACTGTAATTATTGCCAATAATCAAATCTTCTATTGACGTGCCATAATCAGTTCCATCATAAATGCTGTATCTGCCCTTTTCGGTGCGCAGTATCTTCTCAATCCACATCTTAATTGCGGTTTCATCGTCACAAGTTACCATTTTCCCATCTTGAATCACAAAATCACCGGAAGTAAAATCAAATAAAAAAGACGTACCAAGTTTTAAACTGCTATCCTTCTGCAGAGTAACCGGCACATCCGTTGTTTGTGGAAACATCACTGAACCACCCCAATCAATATAAATTTTTGGTTGTTAGCATAAGGAAGGAGCACAACCTCACGCCCAACGTCCTCCTCCGTCAGCACCACACAGCTTTTAATTTGCGATTCCACAAGAATAATCTTTTCACCAACACGAATTTTAATGTTTTCCACATCCAAAACAGTGCCAAACATAGGCGAATAATCCCTGTTATTTTCCCTCTGCTTTAAAAGCATTGCAAGTTCCGTTATACCGCTCACAAAATCCCCCCCAAACAAAAAAGACACATACCGTTAGGTTTGTGTCTTTGATCTATTTTATTGTCTTTCTTATAATACTCATAATGGCTGGTTCAATATTATGCAACAAAATGAATTAGCAGTTTGTTTACATTTATTCTCTATTATAATATTCTGATTGTATTGTCTCTAGTTTATTTTTTAATCTTTTTGCTTTATCTACTATAGAACAATCATATGTGCCATTTTCAATAACATATTTGCAAACACTAATGATTACATTATAGCTGTTTCTTCTCATTCTTCCTCCACGCAATTCATTATTTAAATATCTCTGGTTTCTGTTATAATAGTTTGAAAAAGCAGCTTCATACCCTCTTTGTATACATTCAATATGTTTTTCTTTGTTGTCGCTTTCATCATCTAAAAGACTACAAACATAGCCACAAATTAAAGAAATTGTTAATGAAGATTTCAATTTCATATTATAATCGCCATCAAAGTATGCTTTTTTAGCATATTGATATGCCTCATATAATTTGTTAATATCATCAGATGATATTCGATAAATACTTTTTGCTCTTTGTAGCCAATAATCTGGACTATCACATAACAGTTCTTCTAATGAATTATAAACTTCAAAAATAAGGCTTCCAGCACCACTTTTACCACCAAATATTTGGTTTAATGTATCAAATAAAATTACATTTATATATATTCTTTCTCGAAAAAGATCATCTTTCAATTTTATTACAATATACTTAATTATATCTATAATATCATTTTTTTTGTTGTTTTGTACTAGCTCTAGAATGACCATTTTACTATTGTATATAATTTTTGTTGACGAATGACTTGCTTTTTCTTCTACTTCAGTGGGAACTTCTTCTACTAGTATTTGAAAGTTATTAAGGAAACCATTAATATAGTCTGGCATAATATCTAATGCAATTGCATCAGAATAATAAATTTTATCATTTACAGCTAAAAGAAATAATAGAACTTGTTCCGCAAAATTTGCTTTATTTGAAAATTCATTTAGCATTGGCACTCTTATTTTTTGTTCTTTAGATAGTTTTTGTAAATAGTCTAAGTTTGTTTGAAATTTATTTCTTCTGATCAATCCATATCTGTCAATAGTATAATTAAATTTTTCAAGTTCATATTCATCAAAATAACTTTGTAATTCAACTAACCCCGCATCTAACGCTCCAATTATATAGTTATCATTGCTATTGGTTGATATTAAAATTTTATTTTTATTTTCTTTAATAATATCTTTGCTAGCACTAATTAATTTGTACACATCTGGAGAAATAGAATTACTATCAAATATAAACAGTGAATTGTTTTTCTGTAATAATTCTTTTATATAATAACTATCTAATTGTATTTGTGAAGTGAAAAAGTACGTTTCAAATCTATTAAAATATTCATATATTGTAGCCAGCAAGTACGTTTTACCACTAAAGCGTCTACCTTTTAATACTACACAATCATATAATTCAAGTTGTTCTGATATATTTTGCATTACACTTCTTGCAATATGCATTTCAATCTTATAAAATACATTGTTTTTAGAATCATATATACTTCTTCCTGAAAAACACTCAATTGCCCTACTATTTTCATCAATTTTTTCAATTTTTATATTTGCATATTTATTTCCCTTATAATTATGGTCTGACAGACTGTTATAATATTGCTCAATAAATTTCTTATAAAACAAATCAAAGTCGTTTACAATAATAACTTCATTGACCCCATGAGATAATAGTAACTTTTGTTGTTTGTAAGTCGGTTTTTCTTTTCTAATTACTGCCCTAATATTGTTGCTATTTTCAGGTAGTTGTTCAAATATAAACTTAAGATCAGGCTCATTACACATACTACATCCAATAAATATAATATTGTTTTTCATGTAATCATTTGTAATATTATTTAAAAAATCCAAATTATGTTTACTTTTAATACTATTAATGTATTGAGAAGTTCTAAAAACAATATTTTCTTCATCATAGTTTGTTTCATATTTAGCATCACCATGTATTTTGTATAAATATTTAGAAGCATTATAATTCTTCTTTAATTTTTTATATGGTAATATTGGTGTAAATTCCCCTGTGTTTTCTATTCCATCATCTACATTAATGGTGTATGCATATGGCCAGTTAATCTTTAAAAATGTTTTTTTATAGTCCTCAATAGTTACGTTAATAAAATAATTACTTAAAAAATTACTTTGCTCCTTTTCTGTTACACTTTCAAAGAAAAGATCAGATGTTTCGTTGAAATTATCACTTAATTCATCTTTTGTTATTTTTCCATCACATGAATTTAAAATAATTTTATTCATAATTTCTGTGGCTTGTTTACCATCTGGAACTTTTTTTCTAAAAGCTCTACACCCTACAGTAAAACCAGAACCAAAAAATGGGATTAGCTGTCTGCTAATTGCAAGTGACACTAATTGTTTTATTCCTTCATTTTGGTCTAATATCTTTATATTCATTTAAACTCCCCCTTTATTTACCGTTATTCGACACAACCAACAATTTACCGAAACTGTAAATTATATAAATAATACTCACATAATTATATCCCATAATTATACAAAAAGCAACATATATTTACAAATTCACAACCTCACCTCAATCTTCACCTTATGCACACCATTCACAATGGAATGTGCGGCACTCGCTATGATATAGGCTTTGCCCTCAATCTCAATTTCATAGCCTGCCCTGGTGTAGCTGTCAACAGCCTCTATCATTTCAAAGTTGTATGTCTCTTTAATTTTGGAAAGCTCCGCAAGCCTCCTGTCAGCCAATGCCTTTGGGGAAATGGTTGCTTTATCCTCAATCTTTTCAACCTCCTGCAAAAGCCCGTATTTTTCAATTGAAGCATTATCCTTTGCAATGGCAAGGTTAACAAATATATCTTCCTTACCAAGAATAATTCTAACACTGTTTTTCATGTCCTCAATAGAGGTCGAATGGCTAACTGACCCCTTATAATCAGGGGAATAAATAAGAGGCATATTGTCGGATATCCTAAACTCAGGATATGCCTTTAAATCACCCAAACGGTAAACCCTAAGCCCCTTTGGTGTAACATCAAAATTATAAGCATACCCGGTGGATGCAGAGGCAAGCTCCAAAACATCTCGCATAATATCTGATATTGTCTTATCCATATATATTTTAGAAACACTATAAGGAATATCACAAATATCGTCAATAGCAATGTTAAAATCACTGCACAGCTTATTGATAACCTTGTCTGCACGCATATTATTAAACTGATATGTCTCCTTGCTTTTGTTAAGATAAAACCCAAAATCACACACAGTATATTTATTAGTTTTCCTATCCCCATCATCACAAGTGATAATAATGCCCTTAAATATATCCTCGTTTGTTTTAAGGATTATAATGTCACCGCAAACAGGCAGCACACCGCCAAAATACTGCGCATCACTTTTTGCAACCTCAAAACTAAGGGTAACAGCAAGCTCCGCAATAGTAGATTGCCAAGAAGGCGCACCGCAAATTGCAGTGATATCATACCATGCGCCATTAGTGTAACTTAAAATGTTCATACGCTCACCAACCTAAACTCACCAAATGTAATGCTGTAATATAAATCACCGTCACGCCCAACCTTATATTCAAAGCTGTCAACGCTCACCGCCATGTTAATAGGTGTGTCGGTAATAACAATCCGAATCGGCAGCTTAGCCTCAATCCACTTGTCAATTATGTAAGCATACTCAAATCCTTTGTAGCTTCTGTCCCTCAAAAACGTGTAATCTCTTGTAGGGAAAAAACTACTGAAAGAAATGGTTTTAAGTCCGGGAACGCCAATCAGCTTTAATTCCCCTTGGGATGCTGTATCAAAGGTTTCATTCTTCTGTGGCTTACTAACGGTAAATTCAGCAGGAAGCACAGGAAGTTTTAAAACCTCTGCCCTGTTATTAACACTTAAATAGATATCCAAAACAGCACCCCCTATAAATTTTCAATTGCAAGCTTAAGCTTTGGCACAATTTCATCAATAACCTCATCAGAAGTGGAACCATAGCAATAAATTTTAATATCACCAAATTGTGCAATTTTTTTGCCCTCTGCCTTATCAAGAGGAGTAACCTTTGCACCTTTATTCAGTGTTAACAGCTCAGGGCCTTTTTCACCAACAAGCACCGTTCCCGGTTGCCTGATGCTGCCGCCTTTTGCAAGCATGGGTATCTGCGGCACAGGCAAATTCGGAATGGCAGGAATGCCAATCGCACCGGAAACCGCATTCACACCGTTTATAAGTCCGTTTATGCCGCCAACATAACCACGAATAAGGGAATTCACACCGCTAATTAAAATATTTACAAATCCTTTAAATCCACCGCCAAAATCATCAAGCTTTGCTTTAAAACTATCCCACATACCTAAAAAGAAGTTGCGGAAAGGCTCGCACTTATTCCAAAGCAGCACAATTCCACCAACCAATAAGCCGATACCTAAAACCACCCAACCGATAGGGCTGGCATAAAAAGCAGCATTTAAAAGCCATTGCGCTCCTGTTAATGCGCCCGTTGCTGTAACCTGTGCCCAAGTAGCAACAGCATGTCCACCTTTAATAATTGCATCCCATGCATACATACCTGTTAATATAGCTGTTTGCATAATATCCTTACCACGCCAAATACTCCATGCAATCTCAACGCCCAATGCGCCACTCTGTGCCGCCCTCCATAAATTAATTGAACCTGTCCAAATGCCCTGCCAAAAAGCACACATCTTTGTCCATCCCGTTGTAACCAAAAGTGTGCCATTATAAATGATAATTGCCTTTGTTATACCATCAACAATCGGCTTTATTTGAGACCAGTTATCTCTAAAAACATTATAAACATCAGTTGCCTTATCAGATACAAACTTAATGCCATTTTCAGCCTTTCCCATCCAAACAACAATCGTTTCAGATGCCCTTTGTATGCTCCCATCAGTTGACCATTCTGTAAATTTATCAGCTACACCCTTAATAATATTTTTGATTCTGTCAAATGGGCCACCAATAGTAACCTCACCAGTGGCAGAAATTCCTGCCATCTGCGCTATGGATGTTGCAAATGTACCCTTAACGGTCGACCATAAGCCTTTAAAGCTGTTAGCCTGTATTTCCATGCCGCCTTTAAATCTGTCATCCATAAGTTCAAACAATGCCTTATTAAAATTAACCTGGTCAACAATCTGCCCTTTGTTATTCACAAGTTGCTTGCCCTTCATGGTCTTTGTGCCCTGGTCTATAATCATTTGTTTTGTGATACCAAATTCTTTCAAGCGTTCAAGCTCTCCGGTCTGGGCATCAGCAACCGCTTCCACAGCCTGCATAATATCCTTATTCATAACCCCTGCCATATTACCTATGGAAGGCATAACCTTTTGCGCTTCAACGCCATAAGCACTAAGCCGAACAGTAGCCTCAACAATGGAATCAGTTTCAAAGGGTGTCTTGTTAGCAAAATCAACCGCCCACGCCATTGTCTCACCGGCTTTTTTGCTGTCCTTCATAACAGCATTAAGCGTGCCTCGGTAGCTTTCCATAGAAGATGCATTTTCAAATGCGGAGGAAACTAAATTCTTAACAGAACTAATCCCAATATAAGCGCCTGCAAGTCCCAAAATATTTTTTGTAAGCAACCCAATGCCACCGCAAGCATTTTTTGCTCCAATTCCCATGTTTTTTATAGAGCCTGTTGCACTTAATGTGTTTTTTTTAAAATCATTAGTCCCACTAATTGCTTTTTTTATACCGGCATTAAATCCTCCGTCCTTAATGGATAGCGTTGCACCGATATTTTTCTTAGCCATATCTTATTCACCCCCCATTGCTTTTAACTTTTCATTTTCTTCCTCAGAATAAAGGTTCATGCTCGCAAAATAAAACATTTGCTCTATATAAGGCAGATTTATAATTTTAACAGGGTCAAATCCCCGTTGCAGATAATGATGCACCAAATAAAGCTCACTATCTGCGCTTATTAGTTTTTTATCTCTTCAACTGCCTTAACGCTGTCCCCATATCCGGCAAGCTTCATAATCTGCTGTGCAATCTGCGGTATTTCCCCTGTGTCGAATATCATTTCCACAATTTCCATAGGCTCAACACAGCCGAATTCCTTTTGCAATGATGCATCTTTCAAATTTGGTTCTTTCACGCATTGATAAGCAATATAAATATCACCGTTTTCCATGTCCACCGCATCTGCAACCAGTGCCTTATCAGGCGTTTCAATTGTAATGGTTCCATCAAGGGAAGCCACATATAATTCCTGTGTTTTTTTCGTTTTCTTCCCCTCAAGCATTTGCTCTTTGCGTGCCATAAGCTCCGAAAGCGTAATCTTTGTCTGTTTTGTCATAAAAATCCTCCTAAAATAAAAACGGGGCATTTCTGCCCCATTTAATAATAATATAATATTTAAGCTACCAAATCAGGGAAGTCATAATCCGTAAAGCCGCCGCTGTATTCTTCCTCAAGCTTCTTGCCAACCTCAAATTTCATAAGTGTAAGCTCGTTAAACCAACAGTTGGAAAGCACAACCCTCTCACTGCCGAAAGCATCAGGGTCATCAACCTTGCCGATTAACTGGCTTCTAACGTCAATACCTCTCTTAATGGCATCAGCCATCTTTGTTTGTCCTCTTGAATATACCTTTTTAATTTTAAAGCTATATTCCCCTGTGAATCCAACCATCTTGGAATCCTTGCTCATTTCCCCTGCAAATTCCAAATCTTCTCTGTCGATTTTAATTTTCGCCTCAAAGCTGTCAATTTCAAAAACAGGCTCACCGTCCCAATAAAGCATACCCCATTTACCATTCATCACACGTGGTGCAGTTGGTCTTATCATACCTTAAACCCTCCTTCTACATATAAATTCCAAATTTCAAATCTTCCATTGCATCTTGAATTTTGATGTTCGCCGTCAGAAAAACATTTGTGCCTGTGTCAGCCTGTTTAATCTGCGTTTCGCTCCAAGTATCAATATTAATGCTTTGCTTTAAAAAGTCAGAAGATGCAGTAACATCAATATCCGCCTTATTGTCGAACTTATCATAAAGCACATTTTGCTTTGCAAGTTCTTTAAAATAGCTGTTAACAGCGGCAATAAAAATAATCTTATTGTCATAACTATTGGGAATTTTACCAACATAGTTATTTTCAAAGGTCGTGCGAATATCATCACGAATAATATCCACGCTCTCAATGATTTTGATTTTCTTATAATCTGCGGTTTTTGTGCCAAGGGTAGTAAGGGAATTAACCCCACGCCCAATTTTAATCTTACTGCCGTCATTTACAAGAATCAGCTTGCCGGCATCAATATCGTTATCCGGAGTAATGCTTTCCGTTATGCTGTTAACCTCGGAAAGCACATAATATGTACAGCTTTGGTCAATCGGAATTCCTGCAAGTATCCCTGCAATCCTGCAAGCATAATCGGAAGCCGTATATGTCTTGCTGCCAACCTTAATATCCTCTGTGCAAAAGTTGATAATTCCCTCATGGTCAGCGGCTGTGTTAGGCAGCACTGCCTTAAAGGTGCGCTTGTGAGTGTCCCTTTGCTCCTTAATCCATGTAACAATTGCAGCGGTATCCTCATCAACAATACCGGGAATGGTCAAATAATTCCATTGCTTGTTTTTCAGCCTTTCAAGTGCGGCTGTATAAGCATCTGCAGTTCCCACACGCTCAACAATCACTTTGGAAGGATTTCCAAGGAATATTTTTGCTAAATAATCCTTGTTAGCAGTGTTCCAATGGCTCACTGTAATATCACTTTCTTTGCTGTAAATCTTTGTATCAAAGGTTTCATTTGTGCTATCCTTTAAAACAACAGCAACAACACCCTTTGATACCCGAGTAACAGCAGATGTCCCAAGCTTTAAAAATTCAATCAAAATTTGCGGTAATCCCATTATTCCACGTCCTCTCTTATATTTAAGTTTTCCATAACATCATATTCGGATATTTCGCCGTCATTTTCCTGCATAAATTCAATATCAAAATAGCAAATCAAATTCGGCTTGTCAATTTCAAAGGTTAAGCTGTCAACCGATATAACCCTGTCGGCAATTTTCAAAGGCTCTTTTTTAAAAGCAATTTTAAATTCGTTGATTTTTTTAAGAAGCTCCTCCCGGGTCTCAACAGCAGGAGCATATTTAATTTCAACACTAACGGTTATTTCATCATAAAACTGATTATATGCAGTAATCCCCGAAGGAAACGCATCAACAAAGCAAGTGGGCTTGTCGAAACCCTCCTCCACTTCATTTGCGGTAACCGTATTGCCGGCATTCTCTAACCTTTCAACAACAGCCTTTTGAACATCCGAAATTTCAATCATAATTCCACATCCTTCAATAAATCATCAACCATTTTGTCCAAATCAGTGTTAAATCTGCTCGTTATTTCCTTCATAGAGCTTTCAAGCATCTTTTTTCCCTCAACCTCACCTTTAATGCTTATCCCACGCACAGCCCTTTGCAGTGCATTCATTTCTCTGCCACCCTTGCGAAGCCTGCCGCCTCGAACAATCCTGTGCCCCTGCTCCACAAGGTGAGCATGAGGAGCACCACTTTGCACCCTTACCACTCGTGTTTGTCCGTATGTTTTAGGCTTCAAAACCCTCCAACTTGGGCGCAGTTTCTTTGTTTTGCCAATAGGGGTTTTACTCTTAGTGCTTTTATTGGTAACATTTCCTGCGCTAACAAGCAGTGCATCAGTTTTTTGCGGATATTTTGTTATGGCTTTTTTCAAAGCCTTGTCAAATTCATCAAAGCCAAACAAATCCTTATCAGCCATCACAAAACCTCACTGCACACAATTTGCAATTCAATATTTTGCTCTTCCACATTCAAAACGCTTTCAATTTTAAGTATTTTGCCCTTGTATTTAATCTGCATATCCGCCTTTATACCGGGTGTATAACGCATGATAACCCTATATGTGGTTTCCGCCCTTATTTTTTGGCTCTCCATGTATTCTCGCCCCGTCATAGGGGAAACATTCGCCCAAACAGTTTTAAAAACCTCATATTTAGGAATATCCTCACCTAATGAGTTTTTAACAACCCCATTCGGCTTTAAAATATCAATCCTTTTATTAAGCTTCCCTGCATTTATCATGCCAAACCCTCCCGAAGCTGCAAAAGAATATTTGTGGCTCCCATAGGAATGTCATTCATACGGTCGGTTGTCGCAAGCCCCCTGTTTGAATACCAGTTATATGCAATCATATATACTAATAAATCATAAAGACTATTATCACGTTGTTTCGGAATACCTGCATTTTGGACATACTCAATAGCCGCAAACAAATAGATCTGCAAAGTAATATCGTCATCATCAACCCTGCAATAATTTTTTAATCCTTCAAAGTTTGCCATAGCTCACCACTCCCTATGCTATAAATCCGCTTTTCCTCAAGGCTTCTGCAACAGCCTTTTTAAGCTGTATGCTCTTCCCCTCGTTATAAACCTTGCCGTTATACTTAAATTTCTTTATAACCTTATACACAATAGTCACCTCCCTCATATCATACAAAGGATGCGCCATGTTAGGCGCACCCTGCTTTTGTATCAATTAAGCATTCGTATGCTCTACCCAAGCGGTTCCGCTCCATGTCCACATAGTGCCCTCATCCTTATCTCCGTCAGCGGCGGTCAGAACATATATTGCGGTTGCATCCTGATCAGCTTCCGGCAATGCGGCAACAGGAATAATATTCACAATATCGTCCTCATCACCGGAAACAGTGAATTCACCATATATGTAAATCTTGTCGGAGCTGTCCTTTTGCACCACGTCAACATATTCAATTACCCTTGCAATGGTCATGTTGGCTTTAAAGCCTGCGTGCTCCGAAAGGGCGAAGGAATAAGCGTTGTTGTCAATAAAGGTAACCGCCTCCGCTAAATTACCGTAAAAAATCGGCGCTTTCTTAACATCTGTGCCCGTTGTTGGAAGCATAGCGTTGGAGAAAACAATAATCGGATATCCCATAAAGGTCTTTTGGGTAGGGTCATTAACAACAGGCTGCAGAATAGGACGTCCGGTTCCGTCAACCTCACTGTCCAATTTGTCATAGCTGTCCTGATTGGTAACAATCACACAGCCGTATTTAACACCTTCATCCAAATCCCTGTTGATAGAGCTTTTAAGAGCCTTGTAATCTGCAAGGGATTTTATTGTTTTTCCTGTTTTTAAAACAGTAATTGCCATCTTGTTTTCAGTAATAACCGCTTTTTTGGCAAAACATTCCGAAACATATTCAATCAGCGAATTATCTGTCATGGCAAGTAAGGTGTTGGAAAGGCTAAGCAGTGCACCTTTTTCTTTAAGCGCAAAGGAAACATTTTTAAACTTAATGTCGGTTGCCTCTGTGCCATCCGTACCATCAGTAAAGTCAACAAGCTCGGAAAGGGTTTCAAAATTTTCAACAGGGAAAGAACCGCTAAGAGCAGTTGTAGGCATATAGCCTAAAACCTCACGAAGGGATTTGTATTGCCTTATTTTCTTTTGGATAATGGTGTTAATGTCCTGTGGAAGAATAAAACCTTCACCGTTACCGTCATCAGAACCGGGAGTTCTCACAAGTAAAGAATTTTCTGCCGGAGTAAGCTTTCTACCCA